ACTCCGATAATGGCAAGGTTTGCTTTAAGACCTCCGCCCGGGCGAGCCATCGCTTCTTCAACCGATTTTGTCGGAATAAACTGCGAACTGGATGCGTTAGGAAACTCACCCATGACACGAACACGGAAGAAGTCAGAATCTTCTCCATACTCCTCAAGCCATTGCTGAATCTGCTTTTTGTTGGTGATATGACAGGTGCGGGAGTCAACTTTACGAATATCCCAAAACTTAGCCTTAGAGTGGAAACAGTCATAGAAACGGCCGGAAGATCGCGTTGGGTTTCCAAAGAGAAACATCATCGGCTCACCGTCCGTTAAACCGCCTTCGGCAACTTCATAGATGGCGGCAGGAATAGCAGAAGCCTCGTCGAAAATGTAGAACGGAGTCGAAGAAGCGGCATGCAGACCGGCAAAGGATTCTGCGTTTTCTTCTCGGCAAGTCAGCGCATCCACTCGCCAAGATTCGGGAGACTCTTTGGAAACGATGGAAGTGGCTTTCATATCGAACATGTCCGCAACGAGTGAGCGGCGCATCCACTTCGTAATCTCAGCCCATGTCTTCGTTTCGAGCTGATTGGCCGTATTCGCTGTCACCACGCCTTTGCAGTTTGGGCGCGTAGCCATGATCCAACACACAAGCCACGCCGTAAAGGCTGACTTTCCAATACCGTGGCCGGAGGAGACAGCCATTCGGATCGGATCAACGGCCCGCGAACCGTCGAAACCTCTCTCCTTGACGGACGCGCCAATGTCATCAAGCATTTGACAAGCCCACTCATCAGGCCCGAATTGACAGTTTGGGTAGCGGGAAGCCCACGGCTCTTTGAGCCTCACGACAGATGTTTCAGGCAGTTCTCCCCATGGAAACGCCCACATCACAAAACGCAAAGGATCGTCATAGCACTTCGCTAGTTCGAGATAAATATCGTCTTGATTCCCAGACATAGAAAAAGCCCACCGTGTAGATGGGCCTAATCTTGCTGGATATTTCCTTCGTTATGTAGACAGGCTTATGCCTTGTTCTTATTGCCTCGTCTGCTCGAACTCTTCAATCACCTCTTTGGAGTCCTTGATAAGCTCACCCAAACAAAGAAGCAGGTAGTTCATACCTTGACATCGGAGCTTGACGTTTTCTAGAGAGGTGCCGTCATCGAGAGCCTCCTTAATAAGCTTTCTTACCGCGTCCTTCCGTGACTCGGGTGTTCCGTCTACCCAGTCAACAGCGCCTCTGTCTCCGGCAACTCCGTGCCACAAAGTTTCCGTAACCTTTTTTCTAAGTGCCAACGGCTGCTGAGTCATCAACTCAATAACCTCTTCAGATGTAACACCTTTAACTTCTACCATTCTTCCTGCTCCTCTTCTCTAAGTTTGACGCCTTGGAACACCCACCGGGTTCCAGACATACGACCATCTTTGATTTTTTCTTTCAAGGCACGAGTGAAAGTTGCTTTCGTAAACTGCCCGACCTCCTCTTCGCTGTCCCGAGCCCAGCGCAAAAAATCGTTCCATGCATCCTTACTCTTTAAACCTTGACCGGGTTCTATCTTGCAAGGCTCCAGCCGCTCGGTTCTCCAGCGCTCCAATACATCTGAACCTTCTCTCAGTTTTTCTTTTAGGAAACGAACTTCATCTGGGACATTCAGACCTTCTTTTCGATAACGGGCCAAGCCTTCCAAGACCCAGTTCATTATTCCGGGAAGCTCCTTCCTGAGCTCTTCCGTAAGGTTCAAATCTTTTTTGATTTGAGGGTCTTTATCGAAGTTCCTTGGGAACTCAAGGAAAACAAGACGCCGCCAAATACCGTCATCAGTTGCCTTGATAACCGGAAGATGGTTCGTTGAGAGAATCATCGTCCATGTCGGATCGATAGTCTCAACAGTCGATGAATACATCTGACGAGCCACTACAGGATCACCGCCTGTCATGCTCTTAATACCGGCCTCATTCAGTCGGGCCCCTTCGTCGGTTTCCTGCCCAACTACAAGTCTTGCGCCTTTAAGCGCGATCAGGTCTGCTCTTGCCCCGCCTACCGTAGAGGCTCCTTTGACAATCGAAGCAAAGGTTTCCGAGCTGATCGCCCGATAGTATTCCCCGAATACCCCGGCCAAGATTCGCATTAGCGTGGACTTACCATTGCAGCCGGCGCCGTGAAGGATGATAAAGAGCTCTTCTTTTGTCGTTCCCGACAAAGCGTAGCCCATCAAGGTTTGGAAGAAGAAAGCAAGCTCGGCGTTTCCTAAGCATTCCTCAACGGTCCTTCGCCACCTCGGGCATTTCGCTTCCGGGTCGTAGGCTACAGACGAGCTTAGAGAAATCTTCCTGCGTTTATCGGGCGGAAGAAACTCTCCCGTTATCAAGTCTATGTCCCCGTTATCTACCCCGAAGTATTGAGTTCCCTTATCAAAGTCATTGGCCTTGACCAAGTGGGCAAATTCCCGCTTCATGTTCGTAACAACACGAGAGACCAGGGAGGAAGCCTTCGCTTTGAACTTCCCATATTCCGACCAAGCCGCTTTTTGCAATTCTTCCGGCGCGTCCTTAGCCGCCCGAAACATGATGTGTTCTATGGACTGAGCAACCAACGCTGTCAGATAATCGTTCCCGATCCTGTCCCAGTGCTTGCCGTTGAAGAGGTACCACTCGTCGTAGTTCTCAATCCTCTTTAGCTTGCCGTCAAAAAGCTTGTACATGCGCTTTGAAAGATCGAACTCCGTCGTTCCGTTCTCAAAGCTGTCATGATATTTATTGAACTCCTTAATTAGCCAGCGCATGGTGACAGGATCATCGTGCGCACCGCGATTAAAGGTACTCCACTTGTAGGCAAGCGACTCATAGTCTCGATAACCCGGTTTATCACACGCCCATTCATTCCAGATCAGCATCGCCTCCTCATCACCTTGGAATTCAAAGTGCAGAGCCATGCCAACTCGGATGTAGGTGTTGTAATCGGGCTTGTCGATGCCGGCGCCGTTAACGATTTCTCTGGCTTGGGAGAGTGTCAGTCCGCAAGGCTCGGTTCCGAAAGGATCGTCATCATTTTGGCCCCCTCCCGAGGCTTGACCTACAGGTTTATAGCCATGCGCTATCGCAATTCTCTCGAAGGCGGCAATAAGCGCCTCAACCTCCTCCTGAGTGATAATCACCAAGTCCTCAGCTGGAAAGTAGGCTGGCTCGCATTGCTCGTCCGCATTGTCCCAGACATAGGGCATCTGTGTTTTCTCGTGGATGTGATACGCCACAAACTGCTTGCCTTTACCCAAAATCTCAAGACGAATAACCACTCCATCCTTTTCAAAGAACCTACTCGCCCTGCTCTTCCAGCCTGCGGCCGCAGCTCTCAGGATCACAGCCTTTCTCGGAGCTCGGCCGGTACGGACTAATGCAGTTTTCTCGAACCCAAGGATATCAAGAATTTCCTTAACAATTCCTCCGTCGGAGCAATCGATATCCAGGCAGCAAATCGGATTTTCTCCAACTCCGCAAAGGATACCGACGCCTGCTGCTTTTTCAGGATACTCAGCACACTCCTTTTCCGTGAGCGGATGCTCCTGCCAGGCTTTACCGATCGGGGCTTTGGAGTTAGGACGGATGGCAACAACCTTGTAGCCGTTGACGACAACCAACGGGCCTTTTTCTCGAATGTAGGATTTAGTCATGTTGGCCCCCCAAAAGCTTTTCTATCTCTTGGCTTTTCTTTTCAAAGCGAACCATGCTCTCTCTTAATTTGGCAACAACTCGCTCTCCGGAGGACTTCCCTTTAGCTATTCTTAGCAAGCTCATCTTGGTTATTCCACTATCTACCGAAATTTCTCTTAGGGTGTATCCGCGCTCAATCATCCTCGTTAAGCAGTTTTTTGCATTTAGTTGCATATACCTCCCTTTAGTTTCATATAGTTCCGTTAACGTATAATGGAACCATTGTAACGAAGTTGCATATATAAAATCAATTAATAAAATAAAAATGGAACCACAAACTCTTAGGGGATAAAGCATGAAGTTTTCTAAAAAACTACAACAGATTCTCGACTCTAGAGGATTTACGGGCTATGCCGTCTCTAAAGGGACTGGCCTGCCAAAGTCAACCATTTCGCGCCTTTTAAGCGGCGAGGCTGCAACCCCCAGAAGCACAACCTTGGCAGAAATAGCCTCATTCCTTGGCATAACCCCTACGGAGTTAATTAGCGGAACAGAGTTAGAGAATAGTTATGACAAAAAAGTAGGGAAAATCTCTCGGGGTCTCCGAGTCCCACTTCTAACCTCTCCTTCCGATGCCTCTTACTATGCAACGTTCGAAAACGATGTTCCTATAAATACCGATTTTTTACCCCCTTTCCCTTTCGAGCAAAACAGGTCGAAGGAACTTATTGCCGTCGTAATTGACTCAGACGCTTTAGCACCAAGAATAAGAAAAGGAGATATCGTTTATTTCAACACCCTAATGCAAACTAAAAATGATGACTACGAAGCTAAGAATGGAGACGTCGTCTTGGCAGTAGTTAAAGATGAGCCTGCGAAAGTCATCATTCGCGAATACTACGAAGACGATCTCGGAGAAAGATGGCTTGTGGCTACCAATCCCTCTTGGCCTGGAGAACACGCCGTTCGGTGCTCTTTCGTTTCTGGGGTCGCTGTAGGATTTTCTGCAAGACTTTAACTCTTCCTTCCTCACCTCCACCAATCCCGAATGGCCCAAGGAGAACCTTCAGTGCGAATACGTGTTGGGAGTAGTTATCGGCAGGAGCGGGAGACTTTAGTCAACAATTTACTCAGATCGTAGGAGCCGGAATGACATGGTGGAAACTGGCTGTTGACATCTGCCTTTCGATAACGAATGTATGAAGTCCCTTGTAGATATTGCGCAAATAGCCGTTGGTGTATGCGCTTTGTTTAGCCTATTCATCAGTCTTCGCCTTTTTCAATCTAAGCATGAGCGAAAAAGAAAGAAAAAGTTAAAGAGAAAACGGCCCTCTTTAGGAGCAACACTCCAAGACGTGCGTTACGACAAGACACCCCCATTTCACCATGGGGATATGACTCTTGAACTTAAATTCGAGCCCGCGAGGGAGGCGTTTTATTTTGAACAAATTGAAATACATGGAGCAAAGTTTCTAACAACTCATTACTCCACAAAACTTCTCCAATCCGTAGTATGGGACGATCGGCCGGATATGGTACCTTCACTATTGGAAGAATGTCCCACCTCTAGGGTGCTAGAAGGTTCTTGGCTGTTGCCCTTTAGAAAAGAGGATGATCCCGAGGATCTCGTGTTTTCTTCAATTTTTACCATTAGGGACGTAAAGGCAACCTTAGATCGAGAGATGTCTCTTTCTATACTGCTCAGAGACGGGGCCAGAAACCTAAAGGCGATTATCACAATAAAAAGCGTGAACACTTGTATTACTGCGATAACAATAACCAATGATAGTAAGAAGTTTCCCATTGAAGAAAGGCTCCGTATTTGGTTCTTTAAAAAGGGTTAATTCCTTGCCATTTTGGAAAAAACTGACACGCTCAATCCTTATCATTCATTGCGCCTTGCAATCTCTTTCGAGCAGACAGAATCGCCTGAGCTCGGTTGTCGTTCATCGCGACCTTGAGCGTATCGCCGTACTTCTCCGGCGCCCACTTCTTGAGCAGCTCTAGCCTAGCGTTAAAGGCAAGCTTTCTGGCGTACACATTGTCGTAACGCTTGACAGCGCGCACCACTGAGCCGTCTGCTGCAGTGGTCTCAATGACTTCCTCAACCACCTTCGGCGTTGTGGCAATCTCGAGCGCTTCTTCCGCCAAAACGTCGTTGCGTAAGGACTTAGCCTCGTCCAGCGCCTTAGCAAAGTCCGGATCCTTTCTCGCGAGTCTCGCTACCGAACCGGGACCCACTTTGGCCTTCTTGCACCAGTCGGAGATCAGACCTCCATTGGCGATAAATTCGAGCAAACAGGCCTTGCGGGACAGCGTCCATTCGCCGTCGGGCGAAACCGGTATCGGTCCGGTAGGCCTTGTGTGAAGCGGCATAACCTGCTCTTTCATTTCGAGCCGGCCTCCCCACTCCCGCTGCTCTTTTGCCGGTTTCCTGCGGCGCTCAGCCACAATCCGGTTCAAAGCTTTCTGGGCTTCTTCCGCGTCCTTGGCGCCGGTGATGACTCGTCGGATACGGAGCTTCGGCGTCCGATCATGCACCACAAGGCCTCCAATAGCGTACGTTAAAAGCCCTTGTCCTTCCGCAGGCTATCGACCAAACGGTTGCCCTGGGCATTTCCATCTTGGCCGCTATCTTGCTGTAGGACCAACCGAGGCTTCGGAGGTAGAGGACATGTTCCACATCGGATTCCGTGTAGACGGCTCGTGGGTGATCAGTCCCGATTCGCCTGTGGGATTCGCTGTAGGGAACAAGGTTTTTCATTCGATATCTTTTCTCCGAAATCGGGGTTTGTTTCAGGTAGTTTCCTACTTAATTTTTTCTTTGTCAAGAAAATTTTAACCGATTCTAAATCTAGCTCCGTGTTTTTGGTGAACGGCAAAATTTTTCCCGTTCGAGTCAAAATGGTTCAAAAATACCCCCACCAATCAGTCAAGATAGAGGCCGGAATCGGGCGAAAAATCCGGGGGTGCCACCCGGT